TTGCCTAGGGATGTCTATCATTGGCGGCTTTCTGAAGATTGCGCCTAGCAAGCCCTGAACAGTGCGTCCACTTGCCCCATAAAACATGGCCCTTTGCAGATATTGGTGGTATTCGAAATCACTTTGGCCGCTCGGTTTGGGTAGGTGTGATGTCTGCGCCCGCTTTACAGCGTCTTCGCCAGCAACGGCATCTCTAATCCTTGCCCATTCGAACTCGTGCTTTGTGTAATCTTTATGTCGATCTGAAACGGCCATTAATAGAATCCTCGCAACTTAACGCTTCCTAAAAGCGTGTTATTGATGGGGAACTGGTCGTGTACCAAATAACCAAGAGCATCAGCCATGTGATCTAAGCCGCCTCTCTTGTCCGGTACAGAAACGCCGTCTCGATAGACCATCCCTTCTAGTGATTTGATTAAGCTTGTGCATCTGGGGTGAACAAGAAGCCTGATCCTCCCTTCTGCATTGCAAAGCAAAGAATTAACCTCATTGATGCGGTCCACCACTGGAGGAGCCGCCCTCGGAGAAGACACGGTAAAGCCTGCCTCTTCGAGAATAGTAAAATCAGTCCTTCCAACTGCTGCCGATGTCTTCCTAGCTCTTCCAGCCGGGTCTGGGCAGACAGTGATATGCCTTCCTGGGTACTTTTCGTTAATCGCAAGCCCCATTAGCTCGGTGTTGGCATCCATTAGCTCGATCTCATCGAACACATGAAGCTCATCTCCGGCCCTGGAAGCGACAACTGCGGACATAGGGTTGACGTTAAAGTCCATCCCTATGTAAACATCGCCCCCGTAATCGCCAATGTCATCAGTAACGTTATCGTCACGATCAAATCGACTGTAGACTCGTCCAGCAAGCGTCTCAAAACTGGCCTCGAACTCTTGCTTGAACAATCGTTCGTCCATGAAAGTCCTGGCTCTCTCGATCTCCTCAAGAGGTACTTGGCCACCCTCGACTGTTGTGCTTTTGAATACCGCCCAGTCGTTGTCTGAAAGTGCGAACGAATAAAGATCATAGAACCAGTTAAATCCTTTCGGAGTGCCACAAAAAACCGCTCTTCCTCCGCGATCAGCGAGGGCAGGGAGCAATACTGCAAACCATGTCTCCTCGTTCATGTCTTGAGCCTCGTCCATCACGAGAAAATCAATACCAACGCCACGCAAACTGTCGCCGTTGTCAGCGCCTCGAAGAGAAATCATTGAGCCGTTAAGCAAAGGAATGCTCAGATCTGACTCGTTTGGCTTACTGGCCGCGTATCCCATCGATAAAACGAGGTCTTTGATGTCGGTCCAGATGATCTGTTTCGCCATTCGATAGGTCGGCGCTACATACCAAACCCTCTGATTCTTTTCTCGAAGCGCTGCCGCGACTAAAAGAACTTTGGCCAAGTAAGTTTTGCCAGACCTACGGCCTGCAACGTTGATCCTGAACCTAGCTGGGCAGTTGAAAACCCTGCTTTGGGGTTTGCTCAGCTTGATCTGTAGCTTAGGCGCGGAATCGAGGCTCTTCTGGACCCCAGAATCATGGCCTTCCCACTCTTCAAGCTCAGCAAGGGCGCTCATTTATCCTTCGCCTATGGCGATAATTTCCAACTTAGGCAGTTTTGCGATCTCAACCACATTGGTCTCACGCCATCCGCCTCTACACTTCAGCCAAAACATTGTCATGTTCGCGTGGTTGCCACTTAGCGCCATCTCATAAGCTGTTTGATGGACGGCAACTAAAGCCTTCGCGGAACCAAGCCTTATTTCTTCCCCGTAGTTTTTAAACAAGGTCGCTCGGGAAACTCCGATTACCCTGGCTATATCGTCGGCTTTAAGACCCAGCCCAGCCATCGTCTCAACTTGTCTGCGAGCTTTTTCATCCGGCTCATGCTTCGGTCTACCGCGTGGATTTTTAGACTTTGATCCGGCCATTTTTTATAGCGTTTAAAAAAAGAGAAATTCAGCGGCGATCTTATCTCCTTGTTTGTCAATAAAAAAGTTATACTTTTTATATTAGTGCCAATGGTTGTATTTAGTATAAGATTGTGCTAAAATTATAATTCCAACGTAAACCAACCGGAGAACTGCTTTGCCAAAACTAAAGGTCCAAGCAAACAAAAACGTAAGAGAAAAGGACAAGGCTATCGTCCTCAAATATGTGGATCTCTGCTTGAAAGAGATCTGCAAAAAAGAACACGAGATCAATACGGTCTTCCGTTCGCCCATCAAGATCCAGCAAGCCAGAGATAACCTGCTGATAAAAATTAGGCACAGTGGGCTTCGAGCGCGTGGTGGAAAACAACACATATCAATCGATACATCGATATTTTCCAGCATCGTTGAATACTCCTCCTTTGCCCATGATCCGGTCATTGGATCAATGCGGTGCAAATCCAGAGAGAAGGCGCTTGCCGCAGTCGTAGCTCATGAGCTTGCTCATCACGTTCAATATCGCTACGGCCCTTACACGCGATGGCTTAAAAGTAACTACAAGAAGCCTCATGGCGAGGGCTTCCAAGCAATCTACCGAATCCTCCGATCCCGAATCGTCAATCCAATCCCAGATCCCAAGCTTGAGGAGGAAGCTGCCTAATGTCAGACCTCTACCACACAATTCTTGCCTTCGCAGACAAGCACAAAAAGCTTGGGGATCGAGGCAAGCCCAAAACGCTCTTAAAGGTCGCAAAAAAATGTTTACCTTTTGCGGAGTTAGGGGACGAAAGCCCAGAGCTTCGAACCCTGGCAATGATGGATATGGCTGGGAAGCTGTTGAAGACCGCGCCAACCATCAAAAATTCTGTTCTTTTTTCCAAAAGGGTCGATGGCTCAGGTCGCTACGAAGCAAAAGAAGTAGATTGGGACGGCCTAAAACTGCCTTACCCTGATTGCGTCTTTGAATTTGAAATTGCAAGCGGGGAAGACCGTAGGCTCAGTCTGATCCACAAAGTTTTTGCGGTTATCAGCGAAACAGACTTTAAGCTAGTAGTTCCCAAGGAAACCCCGATGGTAATGCGGGTGTTCATTGAGTATTTCGATAGCCATGATCACGAAAAAAAAGAATGGTCATTCTTGCCGTTTACGGTCCCGATCAATCCTCAGACATTCCGTGAAACATTTGAAAAAAGCACCACAAAAATTGACTGCGTAGGATGCACCACTCCAAGTGAACACGAGTCCGCATTGCTGCACCTTGCGATCAAAATGTCGTTCATTGCGATGACAGAGATCAACCAAAGTAGCCACACAATACAAACGGCTCAACCCCCCAAATCTCTCTACGGCAAAAAGGCTCCCGGTCATCGAAAGTTTTATGAGCATCGAGTGGTCGTAATCGATCCAGAACGATCAAGCCCAAGAGAAGGGGACAACTCTGGTCTTTCTGGAAGGAAACACGCACTTCATGCCGTTCGCGGGTTTTATCGACACCTAAAAAAACCCAAGGCAGACGGGACCAACAAAATATGGATCAAACCACACTGGAGAGGAGACAAGGATCTCGGTGTGATCACAAAAGAATACGAGATAAGGAAAAGCGCATGAAACCAGAAGACAAAATCTATGACTTGACCTTCTACGCTGAGAAGCTGGAAAAAATAGCCAAAAAGGTTGAGGACCCAATAACCAGATCAGAGCTTTTTTTCATCAGCGAAAAGATGCTTGAACTAAAAAAGGGTGATATGAATGCAGAGACAAAGGCTGCTTTGCGGAACCTGTTGGTTGGCCACGGGTAATCCTCGCTGCCAGTGTGAAGAAAAAAAATTAGACTTTAGGCAAGAAAAAAAAATTACTCGTCCGGGCGATCAACTTGATCTCTTCGGACATCAAGCCGAGGATCGTCGCCCATCGAGTAGCGAGTGAACCAAATTTTTTTTCGCTTACAACTGTCCGGGCTTTCGTGCTTGCTCGGCTCTCTAAATTGATAGGTAAAGGCGCATAGCTCAGCCCATTCTTGAACCCTTTTTTGTCCGTAAATAGCAACCATCACATCAATGCACTCAATCGACGCGCTTAACCCGTCCGGGGTCCTCACCTCTATGAGGTAATGCTTTGGGGAATCTACCTCTTCCATGCCTCTCCCGCAGACAAAATTAGCTGATAGACCAAGTGGGAATAGTCATCGCAGCCTGTTGCGCTAACGCCTAAGTCCAGATTTTTTTTCACCGTCGCTAACTCATCGTCAGAATAGGGCAACTTCAGATACTTGATTGCAGGATCCGGCTCATCTAAAGGGACAAGCTCTGGCAAATCGCTCGATTCCGAAAAAAAATCTTCCGAAAACCCGGTCAAATCTAGGTCTATTCCCGCATCTCGCAGATAGAGCAGCTCAGAAGTCAACGCTTCGAGGTCAAACTCCCCCGTTATGGTGAATTGGTTTTCAGCAATGGTGAAAGCCCGCCTCTGGTCAAACGTCAAATGATCAACGCAGACCGTTGGGACCTTTTTTATGCCGTTTTTTTTCGCTGCGAGCGCACGACAGTGGCCAGCCAGAATAAAATTGTCCTGATCCACCAAGATTGGGACCAAGAACCCATAGCTCTCGATAGATTTAGCAACTTCAGAAATGTGTTTTTCTGAATGCCTTCTCGGATTTGTTGGGGATGGCTTGAGACTGCCTACCTGCTTGTAAACAATTTCAAGCGCTTCCACTGATAAGCCTTACTTGCTCTTTGTTGGCTTAGTTTTTTTCTTTTTCCCGCCTTTGCTTCCGTACATGCTCTTATCCTTTCGGTTTTGTTGCTCGTCTTACGGCTTTTTTTTCTGCTTCTGTGTAGCTGGCTCTTTGCCTGCCTTTCGCAGAAGCCTTGTTTTTTGCTCGACTTCCCGCAGCCTTCTCTCCGCTGGAGAGAGAATCACGGGCAGCCTTTGGCAAATATCTGCTTTTGCCTTCCTCGCCTGTATAGCCCCAGTCTTGTTGGGTCCACTGAGTAAGTGAATTTTTGGAAGACTTATTCCCCGAATAAGTGCCTCCCGAATCTTTGTAGTATTTGACGGCTAACTGAGCGGCCCTGGCAGACCATTTCCCGCCAAGCTTAGTCTTTGCTCGATCTTTCGCTTTTT